CGTGTTAGTTGGTACACCAGCATGTACCTTTGAGCCTTCTCAGGTGGCAGGTGTTGTACTGTATCGTAGTCCTTCTGGATAACCTTAGGGTCTATAACAAGCCTATGCTGGTTCATTACAGGCTCTAGGGTGTCAATGATACGTGCCTCCTTCTGCTTTGTATGACGTACCTCTTCCATAGAGACAGGGTATATCTTCTGCATGTGAGGCTTGAGTAGCTCAGTGAACATACCGTCACCAAAGTTACTCTCAATCAGTACTGCATTAACCTTGTGTTCCTTAGCTAGTTCTGCAAGAGACTTGAGTGTTTCATCACTATAGCCACCCTCTATGCCTCCAGCAGCAGGTACGTGTAGGAAACCGTTAAGCATCTTTACAACAGCGTATGCAGTCTCGTCAGAGCCTCTACCAGAGGGGTCAATAGCAAGAACGCTACCAGAGTACTCTAAGCGGCCTACAGTGTCCTCAGGGGCGTAGAAACGGTCTCCTGAGAGGGCTACGTTAGGAAGCTCATTGATCTGCTTAAAGATACCATACACCATCTTCTCTGGTGCAGTGTCCTTGTCGCAGGAGTAGATCATTAAGTCACTTATCTTAAGCGGATACTTGTTCTGGTCACTGAGTGAAGTATCCAGCATAAACTGCAAAGCAAAGCCACTTCTACCGTAACTTAGTTCTCTCTCCAGTAAGTCTTCATCATTAAATCGCTTAGGGTCTGTAGGAAGCCCATACACGGCCTCTAGGTTAGTTTGTAGAGATTCATACAACGTAGGAGCCAACCTGCCCCCATACGCCTTCTCTGCGCGTTCTATGGTAGGGTATCTAGCAGGCCAGACACGCATCTCATAGCCTCTAGTGATGAGGGCATTGTAGAGAGACATCTCATTCTGTGGTGTACCTAGGTAGATAATCTTACCATCAGGCTTGAGAACAGCGTCAAATTCCTTTACAGTCTCCCCTAGCTTTTCTCTCATCATCTGTGTCATGGAGTTGTTAGGGACTTCTACGTCATCAGCAATGATAATGTCTGCACGGCTACCTGTAAGCTGTCCTGTGACACCCACAGACTTTACTGAGGGGCTACCAGAGGCTTTAGCAGGGGCTACGTCAAAGGCTATTTTAGACCACCTCTGTCCCTCCTTAGCGACTAGGTGCTGACATATAGGCAGTTCCATGATAATACGCTGGGTAAAGGTAGAGAAGTCATCAGCACGTGCCTTAGACGCTGAAACAACCATGAATTTAAGCTGGGGGTTTAACAGCAGTTGGTGTACTACATATGCAGCAGTAATATAACTCTTACCTACACCACGGAAAGCCTCAATGATACAACGCTTAGGACTATCCTGTAGGTAGTTAGCAATGTCGTACTGCACTGGAGTAGGCTCTGGGAGGCCAAGGTGTTTCCATACTAGGAATGTAAAGTTTCTAAAGTCTTTAAGTTGCTCTGGTACATTAGTCATCATAGATTACTTCGATGTCGTGTGCATGTGCATCGTTTACTTTAGCCCACACTGCGTTAATAGGTGCAACACCAAACTCCCACGTAGCAGCTTTATCACCTACTGTGTTAGAACCTGTTATGTTAAGACCAGTTGTAGGTGCTGTAGTATTGTTACTAAAACCTACAGTAATGGAATGATTATCGTGATCATTTTGTATTACTAAATACATACGAGATGGGTTATTATCTAATAGTTTTACCCAAGACTGATCTGCTGGTAGTGTAATATTCTTAGATGCTAGGCTTGCATTATGTCCCCTCATTGCATCTTCTCCGCTGCATCAAACGGTAGGTCATTCAAGAGATTAGCCATAGGACTCTCAGCCATGATTACATCTAGGGACGCTCCGTTATCTTTAAGGAACTTAACAGCCACTGATAGTTCACTAGCTGTAGCATCCCCGCTACGAACACGTATGAGTAACTCTTGGGTTACTACTTCGTGTAGTTTATCCAGCAGGTCTCTGTCTGTCATTGCCATTCTCCTGTACGGATTTGCTCCGTTACATCTACTGCCCTCTGGCCTACTTGTTTAGCCCAGCGGCTGTTCAGGAACTCGTCTGCTGCCATATCGTAGTTTCCGTCCCTTAGCAGAGCCATTGCGTTTACGAACTTGCCCACTGTCCCTATCCCTACGTTGAAGGTAAAGTTGATAAGGGCTGCAAAACGTACCTCGTCTAACTGCTCTGTCCACGGAAACTCCGTCTGTATCTGCACAGTGGCTCGTTGTATATCGTTCTGTAGTAGCATCTCTGCTTCCTCTTCTGATATCCCTACGTCCTCTAGATTTCTTCCCACACCGATTGTAAGTTTGTCTGCTGTGCATTTGTAAGGTTTTAATTTTAGTCCCTCATGTCGCTTGAGTTGCTCAATTAAATTCATTTAGATACGCCTTTATATTTCTCAAAGCTTCGTAGTGACCCTAGCCCCAGCATCCCACCTAGGACTGGCATCAGCGTCCCCATGTCAAATTCTGGTAGGGGAGGTAGGGTAGTGCCTGTTAAGGCTACTACAAAGAGCAGGATGGGCTGTAAAACAAAGTGGTAGGCAAAAGCTGCCCCACACACCCACCCAATACACGGTCTCCAGCCACCCTTAAAGAGTGAGCCTGAAGCAGCTTCGGCCTTGTTTATTTCTATCTGACCCTTAGCTAATTCCTGAGCATGGTTGTCAGCCATAGTAGCAAGCTCAAAGGCTAATTTATTCTTCTGATCCTTGTCTTCTATGAACTTGTCTAGAAGTCCAGTTACTGGGCCTATCAGTGCTTGAAGCATCCTGCTTCTCCTTGTTGCTCTTAGCTTGTTCTTCAGTTGTATGGTTGTGCATATCCCACATCATAGGGTATGTCATGCTACATCTTGGGGTTTGTACTGAGTAGAGAAACGATCATATAATGGTTTTAGCTCAGCCTTACCATCTTCTACAGCTTGATGTAGTAGCTCGTAAACAGCCTGACAGTCTGAGAACTTCATCCACACTGGATAACCCTCAGGTTTACCTAGTAGTTTACGCTCAATATAGTCTCCAGTATTTTCATAATGTTTCTTCATTACTTATTATCCTTGTGTTCATGACCCATCCAGATGCCGAACACACCTGTCATTACACCCATTACTACTGATACAAAGGCTGACTGAGCAGCCGTAGGAACCTCTAGAGCCATAAACCATTCTGCACATCTCCAAGACATTACAGTACTACATAGCATCATGAAGCGTGGTAGTATCTTCCATTTAAGGAAGGTTTCTACACTCATAGCTGTTGTCCCTTTAGTGGAAGACACTTAAACATCTTAGGTCTTAAATCTCTACCCTGCATAGTCATAATGTCGTTACCCATTACGTAGGCTCTTTTCTGACATAGTTCGTATGTGGGATAGGGGCCACGTACATCGTGAAACTCCCAGCAATCCGTAGGTACAGACAGGCTGCAAGCTAGTACTAGTGTTTTAAACATAACTCATCGCTTTCGCTACAGAAACCATAACGGTTATAAAAAGACCTATGGCTATTGCTAGAATAGCAGCAATTAACACAACGGTCTTCATAGTCTCCTCAAACTCCTTGGCCTTCTGTATCATCTCTCGCCTAGCCTTAGCTTCGGCTTCTCGTTGTTCCTGTAATCTCTTAGCACGTTCAGCCAGTATACCCTTCCAAGTACCGTGACCAAACCTCATGTCAACCATAGTGGCTACTTCCTGCAACTTCTCTGCTGCGAGTTTAGCATCTATGACTTCTCTAGCTACAGTATCTACCCCAAACTGATCTCCAAGTCCACCACCAGCCTTCTTGTTTCTGGCTTGTTGGACTTGCTTCTCACCTGTAAACAGGTCATCAATCTGGCTTGCTATTTGTCCAATATCTTGAACAGTGCTTATGTGTGTCTTAATAAAGTCCACACTCTGTTTAACTAATGCAATCCCTGCAAGGGTAGTACTGATAGGTTCCATCGTAGTTCCTTATAGCTTCATTAACAGGGAAGATGCGAGGCCAACGACAATAACCGTTGACCCCATAATCATTGCTTCTAAACGCCACATGCGTTTATCAAGGCTTTCTAGTTTACCATGCACCATCTCATAGCGCACCGCACATTCTTTTTCGTGTGCTTCTAACTCTAGTTCTACCTTTAGGGCGGGGCTGACTGACTGTTCTAGTTTCATCAGCCAGCAATTTCCATAACTGTAATGTGCGATGTCATACGATAATCTTCACCGGCATTGTTATTATCTCTAGATTTTCTATTCACATACTGAGTGGAAACTGAATTGCCAGTTAGTTGTAGTTTGTAAGTTACTGAACTTGTTGTAGCTGGTGAATCTAAGAACGAACTTGCCAAAACATCTCCGTTCCAATCAGCCCCTTCGTGTCCACCACCACCAGTCGTGGCAACCGGCCTGTTACCAGCCGCATCACCAACAC